TCGGCTTGCCGTCCGGGCCAATCATCGGATTGCCGAATTCGTCCTGCTGCTGCCCGTTGATCTGGATGAACTGCGCAACGCCCTCGTTGTCCGTCACCCGCACCCAACGCTCGGCATTCCACTCCCGCTGCACCGCCAGGAACAGCGCCCGGTAAACCCGGATCTTCCAGCCCTTATAGCCCAGGATATACGGCCCCAACTCGGCCATGCCGGCCTGCTGTAGCAGTTGAATAGCGCGGCCGGACTGATTGGCAATATCACCAACCAGAACCTGATTAGGTCCGTAATTATCCAGCTCCTGGACCGCGTTTTCCATCAGTTTCATCTGGCCGGCGAAGTCGAAACTCTGATCGTCCGACTTGATGCCCTCGTCCGGCGTGCGCGCGTTGGTTACAATCACGCCGTCCGGCCGCGACCACTCCTGCCTGACACGCTCGATGTCGCTCACGCTGCCCTGCGTCATGATCAGGCGCCGGCTGTTCGCCGTGAACAGTGCGCGCGATCGCCGCGCGTTGTATTCGTCCTGCGCCGATTGCATGTTGCGCACAAAACCGTAGCGATCGCCGTCCTGATCGACGTTGCACGAAAACATGATGTAACGACACGTCGTCTCGCCGTCCTCGTCCTGCAGATAGCTCTCGCCACTGTCGAGGATCAGGCTTCCGGTGAAGATGGTCCAGCACCAGCGCCCCTTGTGCTTGTACCAGCAGTCGACCACGCGAACCAGCTGCTTGCCGCCCTCCATGTCGAACCACTTGTTCTCACGGTCGGGGTTGGATGATAGTTCGCTGCTGTTCTCCAGCGCGCTTTCCAGCTCGTCTGCCTTGTCCGGGAACGCCTCCTGCGCGAGATCAATGTCCATCCACTTGCCTTCGCCCATGTAGCGGGCGTCAGAAAAGTCGATGCGATAACTGCGCGGGTCGTAAAAGAAACTGTCGACCTCGACCACTTCGAAGTCCACCTCGCGGTCGCCGTTCTGGCCTTCCTTCAACTCGATCGAAATGCCGGACAAACCCTCCACTGCGCTATCGAGCGCCACTTCCGGCGCCTTCGCATTCCAGTTGCCAGCGTCGAGAACGTAGCGAATGACCGCGGTCGCGAGATCCGCGCCCTCCTCGTGCTTCGGCGTGCGCGGATACGCCTTCGGATCCTGCTTGAGCCGATCGATCAGGCCGACCACGCCGTTGAGCTTCCTGGCGATGCGATTGAACGTAACAACGGGTTGTTTTCTTTTGTTGAGAGCTTTGATCTGCTCCTTGGTCCAGTGAACGCCGTGATAATATCTGCGGCTGTTCTTCTGTTCGCTGATCTCGTCCTGCTTATTGTCGAGGTAATTCGTGTACGCCTTGCGGCATTTCTCCAGCGACCAGTATTCCTGCTTTTCCTTCTTATCGACAGGCGCGGCTCCGCCGCCCGTGCTCTTTGCTGGAGCGCCGGTTGTGTAGCCGTTGAGTTCTGGCATTAGTGTTTCGTTTGCGTCCTGGCTTCGTAAGCAGCCAATTGCATCACAACATCGAAACGTTCCCGAGCGGGAGCACTTCGTCTCACCTGGCGCATGTTCAACTTACGATGAACCGCTGCGACTGATCCGCCTGTGCGAAGAAACCGCTCGATCGGATCAGGATGACCTAACTCACGCTGAAACTTCTCAACGTTCAACCTTGCCCGTTGCTGAGTTATGCCAAACTTGGCAGCGACAACTCGCATCGGCGCCCCAGAGCGATACATGTCCCACATCAATCGACGGCGATCGTAGTGCTGCTTCAGTTGCGCGATGTTCTCGGGGACTAGGTCGGTCCAGTCTCTCATCCGATCAAACTCAGATGATTAGCGCGCACTTCCGGCTCATGCGATCGATACCCGCTGGCGTTTGCAACCTTCGGCACCGCCGGCAGGTGCTCGCCCGACATCATTCGATCAAGTAGCTGGCCGACGAGGCCAAGAGCATCAACGCAATCGTCGTGCTTGCCCGCAGGGAACGACAGCAGTTCACTGCGAAACGCTGGATACCACGGCGCGTTGATTGGCACGTACAAACCATCCAGCGCCATGCGACCGCGCATCGACTGCGCCCTCACTGCCTTGTCGCCGCGCGTTGGGAATTGCTCGCGGTAGACATACGCTTTCCGTTCGCGCTGGCGCTTTTCAATCCACGGCCCGACGCCGCTTTTGATTTGCCCGGTTTCTTCCGCCCAGCCGATCGGCCGATGCTCGAGGACGAGATCGCAGAATGCTTCAACCCAGACGTCGCTTGATGCTTGCTTGCGCCACACATCGAGCAAATACATTCGCCCTTCCGGATCAATCCCAACGACTGCATGGACTGTAAAATCGCCGCCATCACTAGTCGTTGCGTAGTCCGATCCACCGTAAACTCTAAGCGTTCGCGCGTCGGGCGCTTTGTCATAAGGCTTTAGCCAATCGACTTTGAAATAGTCGCCTTCATCGGGCGTTGGCCTTTGCATGTACAGCGCAGACCAGAACCTTGCTTGCGAATTCCGCTTGATACGCTCGAGTGCTTCGATCGGATACGCATCGGGCCAAAGTGCTTCGCCTTGCTCATTGATCGCCTGCAGCTCGACCACTTCCCACTTGTCGCCACCTGCCGCCTGCTGCGCGAGTAACTGACCGCACAGATCATCTTCGTGCATGCGGTGATTGATAACGATAATTTTTCCGCCAGGCATCAACCGATTGTACGCCGTGCCCGTGTACCAATCCCAAACTGTCTTGCGTGTGAGTTCTGACAGCGCGTCTTGCATGCTTGCGTACGGATCATCGATGAGCATGCAATCAGCGCCGCGGCCAAGAACCGAACCGCCAATGCCCATCGCATAATAAATGCCGCCAGCCGAAGTGTGCCACTTGCCTCGCGCCTGGCTATCCTCTGCGAGTGTTGTTGGATTGAGGAAGATTGATTTGTATTCGGGAGATGAGATCGTGTTGCGCACCGCGCGTCCGAAATCACTTGCGAGGCTTTCGGTTGCGGAGATGGAGAGAAACTGTTTATCGGGCTGGCGCCCGAGAAACCATGCAGGAAAGCGATGCGATGCGAGTTCTGATTTGCCGTGCCGTGGCGGCACCAGCAACATCAGCCGATCTATCTCACCGCGTTCGACGCGCTCGAGCTGTTCGGCGATCGCGCGATGATGTTTTGCAGTTCGGTATTTCGGAAACGTATATTCAGTGAACGCTATCAGGTTCTGCTGCGCTTCCATTCTGCGCAGGATCTCGTCCTCGATCTGCTCGTCGCTCACGGATGATCTCGACCAGTTCCGCAAGGGTCCAGTCTGTTGCATCTCGCTTCTCGATTGTTACGTTGCTTTCCTGCGCCGGCTTGCCGTCGAGGCGATCGGCGATGATGTCCGCCGATGCAACGCCAAGCCTGCTCGGCATTTGAGCGAGCGCGATCAGGTTGCGGGCAATCGCTCGCAGGGCCTTCTGATCGCTGCCGGCCGCGGCGATTTCCATCTTCAGCGCGTCGGCGAACGGCTTTTCGCTCCTGCGCCCGAGCGGGTTGCCGGATGTTCCTTTGGGCCACGGATTTGGCATGCTGCTAGCAGATCCAATCAATTGATTTGATTATGGAACATTTAGCCTAAATGATTACAATCATCCAGCTAACCCCATGAAAAAAGCCGCCTTTTGGGGGCGGCTCTCTGTGTTACGCACCGGACATGAGTATTTTCAATGTGTCAAGGGGGTAAAAATGCGCGGATGACGATTTTTGCGCATTTTCATTTTGCGCATTTGCGCATTTTCAAGTTTCGCCTTTGTTCTCATTTGGAACACCCTCACCGACGAGGCAGACGGTGTCGGGAGAGGGGCGGCCCTCGGGGTCGAGGCGTCCGCGGAACAGGCCGACGGTGGCGTTGGGATTGATGCCAGCGCGGCGCAGGGCGCGGCAGGCGTCCTGGAGTGGTCGCTTTGATTTGCCTTCGAGGCCGTAGCGGGTGACGCGCCATCGCCACATGCCGCGGCGGTTGATTTCCTCGCCGAGGTCGACGTGGATCATTTCTTCGGGCTCAGGGGAATAATCACGCAAGTGGAGCTGCCGAATACTACCATCACTTCACCATCGCCATGGTCATATGCGACAATCTCATCCATCCAACTTTGCACATAGTCATCAATTCCACCCTGAAAAATATCGTTTTGGATAGCCCCTTCGAGGGCTTTCTTGACGGCAAATTGGATGTCGGCGGTGAGTTGTTCCTTGAGTGTTTTCATGGTCGTTTCCTCTGGTTTCATTTCCGGTCGCCCGCCCACCAGGTTGCGAGGGCATCGAGGCCGCGGCGCAGGTTGTTCAGGCTGTCGGCGCCATCGGGCATGCTGCCCCGCTCGCAGGTGGCGGCTACAGCGCGTGCGGGAGCCTCGCCGGTGCGTCGGATCACCTCGAGGGCGCCGATGTAGCGGTGGAGGGCTCTGGTGTGCCCCTTGGCCTCCCTGGCGCCCTGGAGGCTATCCGGGTCTGGCGGTGTGCCGCCTTCGGGGTCGAGCTTGGCGGTGTGGGGTTGTTTGGGGCCTTGGCAGGCGGCGGAGTATTCGGCCGCGACTTCGGCCCAGCGTTTGCCGGCAGCGAACTGTGTGGTGGTCAGCTTGCCGCTGAGATGCAGCCAGCCGAGGGTAGTTCCCCAGACTGGATCCTTGAGGCCGGTACGGGCGGCGTCCATCAGGCGGCGGGCCTCGGTGGGTGACATCAGCTCGGCGGCGGGTCGGGAACGCTGGGGCTTCCCGTTCGGCTCTCTGTGCGCGAGGACTTTGCGGCGGGACATGGTGCTACGCTCCGAATGAGGGGATGTCGTCGT